TCGGGCTGTACAAGAGTGTACGTTGCTATTTACGGATGGCACGGTCCTCGGCGTACCGGCGTGACGCTTCTAAAACCGGGCAGTATGGTATAATTTCTTGACTTGAGAATTTGCTGATCGTCTTCTCTGATTCTGGTGTAGTTTCATAAACAAGCGATTTGAACCCTTTACCACTGTAGCAGCATAGATTCCAGAACGCCACCATAGCCGGGAATGCGGCTGCAGACGCCTTTGTTTGGCTATAGTCGATTACAAACTTTGAGATATTTTCTCTGGACCTATCTATCTGCTGTAGGCACGGTGAGGACAGTGAAAAAGCCCCAGCGATGTATTGCAGAAGGATGGCTCGCGTAGAGTCAGTGTTAAATAGAGCTGCTACCTCTGCGAGAGTTTCTGCTGAGCAGCCAAGAGCTCCTAGGATTAGTGTTGCGTTCCTATAATCAGAAGCCACCTCCTGGGAGAATAACAGTCTAGTGATTCCTTCATCGGTAATGTCACGAGGAAAACAAGGATCCGTCTTAATGATGTTGAGGATGGACGTGAGTCTCTTCTGACTGTCAGATGATGTCGCCCCCCACCCAATACCATGGAAATACCAACTATGGCTAGGATGCATATAGCAGAGGGGACCGTCTGGGTCATTAGCGCCAATGACGATGTCACGGTCTCCAAACTTGTACCTTATAGTACTAAGCCAACGTTCCGAGTCTGAGAAAGTAGATCTCTTGGCCATCATAAAGGCGTCCTTAGATATGCTTTTCTTCATGTCAGCGGCAAACTCCATGACGGCGCTATTGGATTCTAATGTATTGCGGATCATGCGTTTTGGTGAGTTTTCATACAGCATATCAGGAGACACCAGATCAATACCACGCTTCCTTAAAGCTTCGAAGGAACTCCTACTCGTAGCGATTGCGCTAGCGTCCAACGACGCGGAGAGGTCACTAATGCCTTTTGAGAATGGGCGCATCAGATCCTTGGTTGGTATGGTCTGAGGATGCGTCATACTCGAAACCCTAAACTGGGTGCGTTTCTCCGCGTTGATAATTAGACCGGCGATTACTTGTGCGTAATCCTTACCCATGGGTGCGGTAAATGATGGCGTCCGAGCGAGGATAAACTCTTTCAATGTATCATTCTGATGCATAATAATACTCAAAGCGGGGTCAGCAGGGAAAGGGAATGGGACTGGGGCACGCCCTAGCCCCCCCATTGATGTAGGCGAAAAGAACATTGAAACCGGGGGATAGTAGTAATGAACGTAATCTGGAGGTGAGTTAGGTATACGAACTTTATATGAACAGCGGACTAGGAACAACATGAGCTGGAATCGATAAACATAATCGGGGTCGAACCCGCGAGAGACTATAAGGTCAGACTTCTGAAGCTGGCCCTGCATGAACGAGGCAGGGGTGCTAGGCATACCCAGGTTCTCAGCTCCAAAGAGTTGGGCGTAGTTATTAGGGCTATAGCGACCAGCCTTAACCCTTACCTTCAGGAAGTCATACGTATCGAAAGACATAACGCCTTTAGCGGGGTTAGTTTCCAGGCCACACTCATTCACAGTCTGGGTAGTAACCGTGGCGACAGCCTGGGCCGTAGGCATACCATCAATCATATCTCTTAACTTCTCCATCCTTTCGCCGGTAACGTCATTAATCACTGCGCCATCGCTGCTTAAGTCGAGAAGAGCGATAACGTCATCACCCTGAATATAAAGGCTCCTGTAAGCAGCTAAACCTAAGTTAGATACGCTATTCATAACGGCGTTACATACGGATGCGTTCATAGCGTTATTCATTAACATAGTTGCGTACTCACCAGACCTAACTCCAGTTAGATACACCAGGTCGCCGTTAGGCTTCTTGAAGGGAGCGGCCCGCAGCGGGGCCAGTATATCCAATAGGACATCGATTGAGGAAAACGGACCTACGCTCGCGCCCTCGCCAAATCGCTTAACAAAAGCATCCCTAATACCGTCTCGATATGGTATGCGCATGTTGTTGAGCACTTCAGTCTGGTCATAGCTAGAATAATCAGTTGCTACAAACATGCGAGGTTTGGAGTAACTAGTCAATGGAGCGCTGCCCGTGACTATGAACGCCTCTGCGTGATCCACCAGTACATTACCAGTCTCATCGCCAACTTTAAATACATTACAGTCCATCTTCAAACCTGAGGAATCCACTTTGTAAGGGAAACCGCTAAAAGCGTAGCTGTCCGTTTTATCCTTACGCATCATATAACGATAGAAAGGAGCATACAAAAATAACTCAAGTATAAAGAGATGGAGCTGCTGCATTTCGATTGGACGTGACGCCTTAGCGACTACGCGGCGCTCAGCCATTCTGCCTGGATTATCCTCACTGTAGAACGGGAATCTGGCCTCGGCTTCTGCTGCGCTCAAAACCTTAACGGATCCATCCGGGGCTGCGGCTCCATAGCTTCCGTCAGGACGAAAGGTGTCTGGACTTAGAGGGAATATAACGGCTTTGGATGTGGTCTTAATCTTAATGTCGTGGTTGTCCAGTTTACCTTCCATTACTATGCTACCAATACCACCTGAGTTTGCAGTCAGCATACGTGGAATGGTCCTGACGAAGTCAGGCCATGATACGATGCGTGACCTGGAAAATGGATCGGTGAGTATAGTAAAAGTCGACTCCATGGACCTGCGTAGGCATTCAACGTTTGGCATAATGTACTCGCCGGACTTATTCTTGGCATAAGTGTCGGGTAGCCCAATATCTTTATAGACGGGAGACTCTTTCTCATGCTCGTATACCTCCTCGAACGTGACATTGTTATCAGTTCCTACATAGCCGGTGATGCCTCGGAGGCCAGAGATGAAAGTAGCCGTTCTATGTCCTACCCCATTCAGAGGAAGGATGAGAGACAATCGTGCCAACTTGGCGAGCTGCGTCAATCCCGAATCAACTAGGTACTGTACATTTTCTCTGTAAACCTTACCGTACAAGCTATCCCAGAATGACTTATTTAGGGGAATGGCCGGCGCGGCTACTTTGGTATAGTCCCTCCAGTTTGGCGCTGAAACTACAGATATGTAGTACCCAGATGAGGCTAACGCAGACGCATGCATATACATGTTGCCCAAAGGCCCTTTCAGCTTCAACGTCTTACCGATTGGGTCGTCACATAGAAACGACAGCATCTCATGGACCAACAGGCGCATGTCAATGCCTTTGGTGCTTAAGAACTGTATGACGTCCGTGTAGTTACACAGGAACGACGCCATATTAATACACATGTACACTTTCTTTGGAGACATTGTGTCGACAGTTACACGGATTCGGCCGTATGGAGGATCATCACATTCATCACCACTGGTGACCTCGCCCCTAAACGTGCGTTTGGTACCCTCACCCCACAGTCTCGAGAAGTGCTTGAGCATCTGGAAAGGAAGCCTGAGATAATCATATGCGTCAAGCTTCTGCTTCCCAATTGACAGTAGGACCATCGGAACTAAGTTGTACAGTCTAACTGGCGCACCTGACCTACCTTCAGCACACCTAGGGAACACCAATGTAAACTGCTCCGGTGACAGGTCAGGTATGTAGTAAGACTGTAGCGATTCCAACATCTCAAATTTTGAAACGGGAGTATAAAACCTATTTGAACCAAGTAGAGGAATCTCTTCAAAACTCTCAAGATAGGTCGAAATACCAACTCGGCCGCGTGTTTTACTCGAGCTAACTAAGGTACCACCTAGGGTGCCTTCCATTTTTGCAAAGTTTGCCTCAGGATTTCTCAGCTTTATGAACATCTGGAGCATTAGGCGGGCGGCTTCCTCCGACCCCAGCAACTCAGGCATTCCAGCCATCGGTTGTCTGACAGGGTTGAGCTCGGCCAGCGCAGCCACCATGCTTTCGAACTGCACATGGAGCTGATCCATGCGGGTAGCCAGT